TTCAATTACTTCTCCATTCTTCATCCTTCACTCTCCCAATCAATAATTTCCACCTTCGGCGCCATAACATCACTGAAATATTTTCCAATCCCTATGGCATCTGCCTCATCGTCTGTGGGCATTATATCAAACCACTTTTTCACAATCAACTACATGCTGCGCTTTACATCTGGTCGTGTCCGTCCTTTAACGCCACAATGCGCCCGCCAGGTGCTGGTGTGCGCGGCTTTGCATGGAATGTGCTCTTCATAGCATGTAAGCATCAGTATACCCTACAAGTGCGCGAGTGCTTCAAAGGTTGGTGCGCTTTTCTGCACATCTAACTGAATCTACTCCACACCGACGAAATCAATTTCATACTACTCAATTAATGAAATCATCCACTACTTTACCTGTGCGCAGCGTTCAATTTCATTTTCGCCTTTCGCAACAAAAGTGCCATAGTTCATTAAGTCTTTATTATTAAATACCGCCCAACCGGTATAGTGAGTCGCCTGGTCAAGAGCCAATACCCTATATTCACTTCTCTTCTTTTTGTGATTATTCTCCTTGACCTTCAGACGCTCACGCATACAGGTTGGGCATATTCTATCTTTTCGTATCTATTTCCAGGGCGCGCATACAACGTGCCCTTTTTCGCATCTATATTCTAAGTTAGAGTCGAGATTAGTATATTTTTCGCTTACGAGCGTCCACCCATCCGCTGATAAACTTTCTCTAATCTCGTCAATACTAATTCGTGCCATGAATTAGGTGGTGCCTGTTGAACCAAACCCTTTTCCGTGGTCGTTCTCAAACTCTCCGAGAGATTCAACTGGAAGCCAATTTACGAGTGGGACTTCCACTAAACGCATTTGAGCGAAACGCTCGCCTTTGCCGATTGTGAAGGAGGAACCGTAAAGTGGTCCTTGAAGAATTGCTTCACCGTCTTGCTGAATCTGATAATCTTTCAGCGGCGAATCAATATTTTCAACAATGACGCCAATTTCTTCATGATAATCAGAATCAATAAGTCCGGGTGTATTGGCTATGCGCAACTTCGTCTTGCGGCTCATGCCAGAGCGCGGCTGAATAAGAAGAGCATAACCAATTGGAAGATTTACTTTTAAACCTGTCGGAATAATAACACATTCGCCTGGTCCGATAGTATATTCTTTAGGTGAATAGATATCCATCGCGGCCGACCCATTGGTTGCATAGGTTGGAAGTTTTGCATCTTCGCGACAGATTTCCACAGGAACTGTAATAATACGATGTGGAACCATGTTGGAGGATTCCATCGTATTAATAAAGGTGGTAAAGATAAACTTCAGAAAGTCTTTCTTACTATCACTTAACTCTACGCCTTCAGCGGCCATCTCATCAACGGCCTGCACAAGATTGTCAATATTGCCGCTAAAGTCTTCAATACGAAGGCCTTGCTGGTTCATCATTTGTGCAAATGCAATTTTTGCTTCAGACGAATTGAAAGTAGACTCAATAGTATTAAAAAGCGTACCTTTAACTACATCAAAAGAATCATCTGGCATTGCCAAGACCGCACCTAATATTTCAAGCCCATCAGCTTCATCCGAACCTAGCGCTCCATCGAGGGCGCCAAATATTTCGTCAAAGATTGCTACTGTTTTTTCATCCATCGAATTCACCTTCGTCCCAGACCTCATCAAAAATCTTGGTGAGAGTTACGATCCATGCTTCACCAATAATTTGTCCTTTTGATTTCTTGGTCTTATATTTATATCCATTCGCGCCGAGCACGTAACCTTCCTTTTTCTGGAGTTCACGCGCGGCCGCGATAGCAGCGAGTGCTTCTTCCTCGCTATATGCTCTAAATTCTTCTGTTACTTTAAGTCTTTTCATCTTTATCCTCCAATGTCATTATGGGCATCACAGGTTACATGTGTATAATCTGGCTGAATATTCGGCGTAGTATTGGTCCATTTGTCACCATACCATGTGATTGGTTTGTTCCACCAATTATCATTTTTACCAGCATTGTAACCATCACTATAGCCTGCATCATAGGCTTGCCGCAAATATCCTTCAAAGTCTTCTTTTGTTAAACTAATTTTATTATCTTTAGACGGATATAATATTACAATAGGTCTCATTTGTCACCCCATAAAAATCTGTACGGCATAAACCATATCATCTGTTTCATAAACCCCGACTGCCATTGAAGTAAAGTCTTTTAAAAGAATGTTATCACGATGCGCCTCAGAATCCATCCAAGCCTGAACAAGAGTCTGCGCAGTTGCAATGGGCTTGTCAGCCTTTACAAGATTTTCACCAGTTACTTTGTAGTCAAAATCAGCAACTACAGTATGGCAAGAAGTATTATTTGGACGAGTATGTGAGAAGAGATCAGAGCATTCTTTCGCGCGTATGTCTGCGGCATCTTGAAGCTTTTCATTATACTCTAATTCTTCAAGACCTTCTTTCGCTCGTTCGTTGTTAGTCAGAATAAAGATTTGTTCAGCTAAAGTTGCATCTTCGGGAATATCTTCTCCAGTAAACTCAGCATTACTTGGCTCTTCTGGATCGTCAATTTCTAAGGTCTGATGCGTTTGCACACCATCTTCTTCTACACTTAATTCATAATACTCCATTGGGGCAATTACTACAATAGCTGTACCAGCATTATAATTAGGAAGTGTACCATGAACAGGGACATCTTTACCAGTAACACCAACAATTATAGTTTTCCCGCTTGGCTGAATAGCATCCACATCTGTCGCGGCATAAGCTGTTGCGGCCATGCCAACAAGCAGAAGGATGCAGATTAATATACTAATTACTTTCTTCATATTATTTCTCCTTAAGAATAAGGTTGAGGAGTACACCGGCCACGAGTGCAAGTGCAGTTCCACTTAAACTAAATGTATCACCACCGAGCGTTACGCCGCTGATACCAAGCGCGAGCACTACGGAGCAGATTATAAGATTCTTTTGTTTATTGAAGTCTACATCTTTCAGCAGACGAATACCGCTAGAACTAATGAAGCCATAAAGGATGCAGGCAGTACCGCCGCCAATAACGCAAGATGGAATTGATGCAATAAAAGCTTGAACCGGTTCCAGAAAACCGAGGAGCATCATCATAAGCGCGGCGAGGCCTGTTACAAAGGTTGACGCACATTTACTAAAGCCAACCGCGCCAACGCCTTCTCCGTAGGAGCACGCGCCCAGGCCGCCGAGACATGAAGTTGCGAGGTTTGCGACGCCTTCGCCAATAAAGATATGAGTAAGACCAGGTTCTTTATAAAGATCTTTACCAATAATACCACCAAGCGCGGCATGGTCACTTAAGCATTCACAGATAGCGCTGATTGTAAATGCAATATAGACGACAATCACAGGGATCATGGTTTTAAACGGCACAACAGTCCAATGTGTGAAAGCTACATCGGGAATATTGAAAAGATGAATGCCTTGGAACTTACTGAAGTCTACTAAACCAAATGGCATTGACACAACATAGCCAACTAATGTACCAATTAAGAACGGGAACATACTTAATGTTCCTTTAAAATAGTGGCTTGAGAGCGCGATTGCTAAGACAGTAATTAGAGCAATGATTACACCAAGATTACCAGTATCGCCGATGTAACCTGGGATAAAGCCCATCAGATTGATACCAATGACAACTGTCACAGAACCGATCAAAACTTTTGGCATAAACTTATACAGATTATCAACGCTGATGTATTTAAAGATTATACCAAAGATGAAGTATACTAAGAACGCTATAAAACCACCAACAGCAACTGCTGTATATCCACCAACTGCAAGTGCGGCCAGCACAGGAGCTACGAACGCGCCGCTATTTGAGATAAACATGGGAGAACCATGCTTAGTTACAATACCATAAACTACCGTTGCGAATCCAGCGCCCAAGAACGCGCCAGAGAGCGGCACGCCGCAAATCTGTGCAATAAGCGCGGTCGCAGTGAAGCAACTCAGCATTAACTGCAAAGCAAACAGTAGACTCTTTCCAATAGGAGGTCTATCATACACATTATAAATCATTCTCTTTCTCTTTCTCCTTTAAAGCCTAATCAATGATTGTTTTTATTTCAAGCAGATCGCTATATGAAGCATTTTCTACAAAGCGGCAATCCTTTGGAACGACGAGTAACTAGTTGTCTTCGTTATACATTCTTTCAAGTTGCTGCGCCATTAATAAGATTTCACTTAACTCATGCTTATCCAAATCAACATACAGAATATCCATTCGCCCAGTCCTTGATGCAAGCAATTGCATCTTCAATGTTAGTATAGAGGAATCCAACATCCTTGATAAGTCCAGTAACATAAATATTTTGGTAGCTATACTGCTGTGCGCCAATCTCGCGGCCGCCCTCATCCTTTGCTTCACTATGAGTTAAGCAGCACTGACGATTGTCGGTCAGAATGCCAACAAGCAGTTTATTATCACCGCGCGCGATCTTCTCGTGGAACTTGCCAATCTCGGCGCAAGTCCCCGCAGGAATGACATCACCATCCAAACACGCAATAAGCACATCAGAAACATCTAGACGATGATTGTCGGCCCGCGCGATCATAATCGGACTACCAAACTTCTTCTTACCTTCTGTTCCATTAATATCTGTATTTTCAATTGGACTATATAAGTCAATTCCGGGGATTGCTGCACGAATTTTCGCGGCCCATTCACGGTTCCGCAGTTCGTCGCCATAATAAAAAATTGATCCTGCTAAATAAGCTTTCATCCTTTTATCTCCTTATATATAAAATCTTCCCTTATGATTATATTATATCATAAAGGGAAGAAAAAGTCAAATTTACGGCTCTAAATATTCAATTTTCTTGCCTAACTGCATTGCCCATTCAATTTCACTTTTTGTTGAATTTCCAATGTATTTATGTACATTAATTACATAAATCATATCACAATCGACGATTTTCGCCTTATGAATTTCATCAAGATATTCTTTATCCCAGCCCGTAACATCGTCACCGGAGTGAACAAAGACCATCGGCATGGTTACAATATAACCCTTCAGCGTTAATTCGCGCGCGACGTCAATGAATGTGTCTTTAAAGCGCGTACTACCGCATAAACATACCTTTGGACATCTTAATGTCTTTAAATAGCGGCCGCAATGACAGTATCCATAAGTTTTCTGCTCACGAAACTCCTTGCACATGCATCTAGTATCATCTGTTTTCTCTGTAGCACAGCAACAGTATCCATCGTTTGCTTTAATTGCTTCTTCTACTTTCTTGCGATGGATGAAGTCTGGGTTGGGAATAATATCGAATTCTTTTGCAACTTTACTGTTCATATACTAGATTTTCTCCACTATTTGTTCCTGAATATTCACCAGCTTTCATCTCCTTATAGTGTTTTGCATACTGGTTCTTGGAAGCTAACTCAACCTCAAGAACAGCATCAAATATATGTGGAGAATCTGGTATAAATCGTCCATATTTTACAATGATGTTATCAAATTTTTGTAGTTTTGGGATTTCATTTTTGAGTTCTTCTTCTGTGTAACCTGTGTATATTACAATTGTGTCTTTAGAGAAGCCGCGAAAAAGAGTGATGAATGTGTAAAAATCTTCTGGAGTATCAAATGGTTCCAGGCCGCCGCAAACCACCGCATGAGTAAGTGGGTTTTGAAGATAGCGGCGGATTAGACTTACAGCATCAACTTCTATTTCTGGCTCGTGTGCGAGCGCCGAATTTTGACAGATGGGGCGCCCGCACTCATGATCGCACTTGAAGGTACACTTTGGAAAAATAAGAAACATGGATGGTATGCAGTAATTACAAATGTCGTAATCAACTACACCTTTTAATTTCATGCCTCTGCTCCTTTCTCATTTAATGGCATCCATTCGCGTAAACCAAATTCAACTTTACGCTCTTTGGAGTAGGTCTTTGTTGGAGTATAGAAGCCAACGATTCGGGTATATTCTGTTTCTACAGGCTCGCCGCAGACTGGACAAGTTTTCCCATAAAAGCTGTGATAGTTCTTGCACTGTGATACTTTACCATTAAAGGCGAAGTATGTAACACCCTGCTGTGCAACCCAGTTGAGCATCTCCCAGGCTGCTTCAAATGTAGAGAATGGAGCATCGACATTGATGTGTTCGATGGAGCCGCCATTGCAATAGGAGTCAAATGCCGCGCAAATGCGTGTGCGCTCCAAAATAGTAGCTTTAATACCGAGCGGAATCCACTGGTTGCCATAGAGCGGTAAATCTTCAATAACTTGCTCTGGATAGAGATATTTATCAGCAATTTGCATCTTTACCGCGGCTTGCTCTGCGGGAACTTGTTCAATATTGAACTTGTAGTCTTTATCAAGAGAGAAGTTATCAATGCAGTTACGAATGACTTGGAAGATGCGGCGACCTAATGAGAAGGCTTCATCTTTATAATAGGTGTTACCAAATTCATCTTGCTTGGTATAGCCAAAGGTCTTAATTGCTTCATAAATGCCGTTCACGCCGACAGTTGAATAAAGGTGCTCAAAGTCCACAAGACCAGAAGAGAAGCTAGGAAGTAAACCTTTTTCCACATTTCTCTTTATAATATTACGCTGTGCGTCAAGAATCTTAAGATTGAGTTCTGTCAGATTGCGAAGTTTTACAAGGAAATCTTGCTCTCTACCTTGTAAGCTATCAAATTCTAAGTTTTCACCAGCTTGATATGCAAGTCGTGCAATATTAAGTGTACAAACTTTTACCGAACCGACTTTAAGTGCGGTGCCGCCGATGGAGTTGAAGTAGAGGTCTGTAACATCCGACTTGAGGCGACAACAGTTGGACAAACTGTTGACAGTACTGTCTGTAAAGAAGTTGAACAAATTCCACTTGCGGCTGGCTTCACAAGCCCAGCGCGCGAACTCGTCATCAACGAACTCTCCGTCTTGATATAATAAGGATGCTGTAAGCACAGGGAATGTAAACACATTTTCTTCTCTCACCATATTGACTACATCAATAAAATCTTTCTGGAACTGAATGATTTCTTCTTCTTCATCAATCATAAGTTCGCCATCGGGGAAAATGGAACCACCAAAGATTGCTTCAAAGTATGGATGATCGAAGACGCTGACGTTGGTAAACGCGGCTTGGTCGGTGCGCACCCAGGGCTGATTGAGACGATAGATAAGAGCCTGAAGCTGCTGTCTCTTATAGGTTTCGGGATCTTTCGTATAGTAGCCAGCGCGCACATCACGACTCCAGAAGTAGTAGAGATAAGGGATTAAGTTTGGCAGACCAACCGCGCCACTTTGGCGGCGGCTGAGCCATGCGATGCCTTCCATGAGAATCTGAATAAAAGAATCCAAATGCTTCGCGGGCTTTGCATTATATCCCTCTATAAAGAATAAACCTTTCTCTACAATATCTTGTATATCATATGCAAAACAGTAATGATAGAATGTGGTAGTATTAAAATCGTGCATATAAAGTGCATAATTCCACATCGCTTCCATCGCATCGTTTGCAATCTTAAATCCATACTGTTTATTTAATTCATAATACAACTTGTTGAAAGCAAGGAGCTTCTGATGCGGCTTGGACATCTCAGATAACAGAGTAACAATATCTTTTTGAGAGATATTTGCATTAGCATCAACTGATGCATTTGCTACATTATCACTATCAATAAAACCGTCGATGAAGTCGGTTAAACTTAACTTCTCTTCATCAAGACCCTGCAGTTTTAAGAATTCCTCACCATACTTCTCCGCCATTTTATTGAACTGTGTCTAGAAATTCTTCTTAGTGCGGATATTAATGTTCATCTTTACTCCTCAACCATTTTAATGCTTGAGAGAAATTGAATACTCCTTCATCTGTTTCAAGCATCGGCGCGGCCTTGAATCCACGCTCTTTAATGATTTCTAAGTCATCACAAATTTCAAACTCGATACCTGCGCGCGTCAGCTTTGTTTCTAATGCATTGCACTGAGGACAATGAGTGCTATATAACTTATTCATCAAACTCCTCCGGCGTGTCACAGAAGATACAAAAGCCCTGGTCGTTGAAGCTATGCGGGCAGATAATACGAAGTTCTGCATTTTCTTTAACCAATTGATTAATTTCATCTGTTAAAACAAACTTGTTTAATGCGGCTTGAATCTTTTTATTATTCAAATCAATTCGTTCACGAATTTGCTGTCCATTCATTGACTAATTCGCCTCCCTTTACAATTACATTTGGTATACTATAGAACATATCGAAAACTTCATAATTCTTCTTTCTCATATATTGAAATGATTCTCGCATTTCGTTTTGCGTAACTGAGAACCGCTGCCAAGGGAAGGTTTCTATATACGCGCGATCGCGCCATGCGCAGTAGTTATATAGAGTTTGTTTATGTGGACGAATAAACTCTAAATGATTCTTGCCATAGAAACAATCGATGGTTTTCATAAGATTTAAAAGTTCTCGCGTCTTGAAAAAATCGGTGTCTATATTAAGTAGAATTTTAATTTGTTGACTTCGTAAAAATAAAGCTTGTTTATAAAAAATCGGTAAGACCTGCATCACGAATTGGTCTTCATCTGCGCAATTGTAGGTGAAGTTATATATCATCTGCCGTAGACCGAGAATTGGCTTCTCAGTGAGTTGAACCAATTCGTCGGTAGTAAAAAGACCATTGTACTGCAGGTAGAAACAAGAACCCATTGGCGGCAGCTTGAGCCAACCGAGTAAAGTGGGAAAGTCATATACGTTGATAGGGAACTTGTTGCCAATACGATATGGAAGACCGCTCGGCCGCGCCGTACTCAATTCCATGAGTACGTCTAATACATTTGGAATAGACGCGGCATCGTAGTCATGCAGAATAACTGACGGATGCTTCGGCCGCAATCGGTCAAATGGAAAAGGTTCCAGCGTCTTGCCATCAAGGGACAAGCGCACATGCGTTGCATAGAGAATAGTTTTAATTTGCTCTTGTCCCTTTACTGACGGATTATAAAGTGTTCGATATTTATCATATATCGTCCAGTCTGGTTCAATGCGCTCAGCCGCTATTTCCATCGGCTGATAAACGCTTGAGAATGCGCGCCCGCCATAGATTACATTGTCTGCTAAAAAACGTCGGTCATATATACCATCATCATATTCTTTGCGGAAAAATGCGGCAGAGTACATAGAAGGATTAAAATCTGGCGAAGCTACAACTATATCACGTTTCTTCTTGCGCCATGCCGCATATTTCGCACATTCAAGGTTTGGGATTACATTCTGGTAATGGAAGTAATCGTAGTCATGTATTAATACTGTCCCGATTCTTCCTCACCTGCCCGTTCTGTCTTGATTACAAGGCGGCCGCCCTGTACGTCCATAATCTGCTCAACTCTGTGCCATGGAGTTCGACTATACACTTTTGCTGTGAATCCATCATCTTGCCGAACTCCCGTGATAATCAACTTATTCCCTCTCGAGAACATCGACTTCTCCACAACATGCTTTTTTCCATCTGCACCACGAACTGAGATCTGTCTATCATATGCTTCAAATGCACCATACACCATTACATTTACAACCCCTGTCGGAGTTAACAACATAACCGTCTTCTTTGCTTTATTACGATCTAAAACTGTACCTGCAATTCGATGCAACTTGAAGATCGGAACTTGTTTCCCCTTAATCGGAATCACTCGTTCGACTTCTGGACGTTCTGACAATTCAAAGAAATCTTCAATCAGATACAAATCCATATCGACATCACTTAGCTCATGTTCGTGTGAATAAAATGACACAGAATCCATTTCCCACTTACTCAGACTACCAAGACAATACTTATTCCATACATCTGATGTTAACCGCTCATTAACCGCGTTCAACAAATCATCATGATGCTTTTTAATATATGGACGAATAATATCCATCTGTTTCTGATAAATATTATCCCATACACTCTGCTTTATTTTAAAACCGCTATCAGTATCATCAGCAGGAGTACACAAATCAAGGTCAAAGCTATTACTATAGAAATTAAAAGCGACGTTATCAAGCCCATAATAATTCCCTTCTTTCATTTTCTTTATATATTTATTAAAGTTATATACTCGCCGCTGCAGATCATATTCATTTGGAATCAAATCAAAGTCAATCAACATTTTCATATTCTGTAAAGTGATACGCTTTTTTGTATCGCTAATCATATTTACATACTCATGCATTAAATCAACTCTACCACCAAACGCATCAAACGCGCCCGACTTAATCAAATTAATCATCTGCACTTTATTGACCTTAACTTTTCCCAAGAAATCTTTAATTGATGTATACGGACGATTTGCGATGATATTCTTCACCACATCTTCACCCACGCGCGTGATACCGCTAATTCCATAACGAATAATATTTGCATCTGCATCTGGAGAGAATGTATAAGTTGACTTATTAATATCTGGCGGCTCAACGATAATACCAGCCATACGCATCTTACCAATTGCTGTTGCAATCTTACCATAGTTGACCGTTGAGGTGCGTTTCTTTTTCTTTACTTCTTTACTATCTTCTTCTTCATCTTCATCATCATCTTCTGCACCAAAATCTTCAATCTCATTATACACTTCTTCTTCGACGACAACCTTCTCTTCTTCTTCCTCTTCTTCTTTTTCGTTGCCGCCCGCGTCACTAATTAAACACGCGCAATTCCAGAATACAATCGGATAATGAAATGCCAAATTCATTTCCTGCAACGCAATCAAACTATATGCCAATGTATGACTCTGGTTAAAACCATATCCACGCGACATCGCAATCAAAACATCCCACACATAATGTGCAAAATGCTGATCAATCCCTTTTTCTTTCGTTACAGCAAAAAACTCTTTCGTCAATGCATCATAATCCTTCGGACTCTTCTTTGCAATCGACTTACGCAACTTATCCGCCCATGTCAGACTAAATCCACCTAACTCTGGAAGCTGAACCAACTCCATGAACTGCTCCTGCGCGATACACAGACCATAAGACATTCCCAAAACTGGTTCCAACACTTTCTGCTCTGCCGCGCCAAGACCATACTGCATCATTTCATTTGCCCATTCATCTGGATTCGCCTTAAATCGCGCGAGTTTATCCGTTGGCATTTCACCGCCCTTTTCCTGTGCCATCAGACGAATTGTCGAGTTCAAAATTGCCAAATCATCAACTGATGTTGGCTTTAAAGTTGCAATACCATTAATACCCGACTGCTTCTCCATCTGAAACAATGACTGAATCTCATGATTCCAAACCATCTGCCACATCTTCGGATTGTCACGCTCTAATTTATATACACCAATCGCATTTTCATATGTTTCTTTCAAGGTGCGTTCACGCTCAATCAAACCTGCATCACATAACAGGTCAAGACAGTTATGAATCTTATCCATCGCTTCAACGGACAATGCATCATACTTAATTAATGACACTGCTTCACTATCATGTAACTCAAACTGCGTACAAATTGTACCATCAGGTGCGCGCATCAAAGCTGTCGATTCTGTGAACGGTTCATCTACAAAGATAACTCCACCTGCATGAATACCAGACCCACAAATCAGACCCTCAATTTTCTGTGCAACATTCCACAGCTCTGAATAGTTATTCATCTCTAAGATGAATTGTTTGATTGGCTTATAATCATTTTCTTCATCACCATAATAACATTGTGACAAAGTTCTTAACATACCACGATCTGCTGGAATCAAACTCGCAATATATTGCGCAATATCAACATCAATTCCAAGACCGCGCGCCGCCGTCAATACCGCGGACTTCGACTTTTCTGTTCTAAAAGTTGCAACATTCGCAACTCTATCTTCTCCATAATATTTACGGAACGCATCCAACACCTGCGCACGCCAGCCGCCCTCAATATCAAAGTCAACATCCAATACTGACACACGTTCTGGATTCAAAAATCTCCATCTGAAACATTTTGTTGTTTCTCTAAGAGGATTAATCTGAGTTATATCTAAACAATAAAGTAAAATAAAACCAACACCAGAACCACGCCCTGGGCCAACCAAACTGCCAGCTTCCCAACAAATATCAATGATATTCTGAAGATTTAAATAATATGCACTCCATCGCGCCTTGTTTACATTTGAAGATACCCATGTATCTTCGAGACACGCGTTAATCTCATCATATGCTTCTTGATTCTGTAAATCGGGATGCCGCTTAATTCCATCTAAAATAGCATTTACCAAATACCTATCTGATTCATACTCTGAATCATAAAAAGTCTGAAGCATTGGAATGTTTTTAAACCATTCTTCATAATCAATATAACCACTGGTTATTGGCTTCCATTTCAAATTCGGGATCTTGAGCGGCCGCAGAAGACTATAATCTTCAATACTATCTCTAATTTTCAAGATATTCTGATATGCTTCTTGCAAAACATCATTATCAAAATACCTAAAGAACCCTTCTAACTCCTGTGTATCCATCATATAAGTTGTCGCATAAAAATCATCAACTTCTCTATCACCATTCTGTGCATTAAGATATGCTTTATGAACAAACCTATCTTCTTTCTTTAAATAATGACTATCTGTGGTGATAATATATGGAATATCAAACTGCTTCGAATATGCTAACAATTCTTTGTTAACATAAATCTGCTCCTTATTCTTTGATGGTTGCATCTCAAAGAAGAAATTTCCATGACCAAACAATTTATCCATCTGATTAATCCAGATGTTAATCTTTGGCAATAAAGTCGGATTGTTCTGCGCTCTTAAAATCTGTGTTGGAAGCGCCCCGCCTAAACATGCTGTTGAACCAATTACATGACCAGGATTCGGGCCAATAATCTCAAACAAATCATTATAATATGTTGGAACCCTACGCATACCGCGCGCCATATAACTACGCATCCATGCGCGAGTTGAGATTTCTCTTATCTGCCGCGCGCCTTCTGCATCTTTCGCCAACAAAATGAAATGATAATATCTATCAACTTCTCTATTATAATTCTGTGCGTTCATTCCATTACGACACAGATAAATCTCATTACCTAATATTACTTTAAGTTCGGGATACTTTTCCTTCACTTTTTTTGCAATATTCTCTGCCTTAACCCAACCACTAATACTTTCATGGTCAGTTAATGCAACGACTTTATGCCCCAATTCTCCTGCGTAAGAAATGAGGCTGTCAAGTTTATTCACACAATCTCGGAGACGGATATTTGACGCTAAGAATAATCGGAATGATTATGTACAGAACCTGGGTAATCAATTCGATTATTCATTAGCATCACCACCTTTCATAATTTCTTCTATAAAATAATTACTATGCGTATTAGTTTTTACTTTAAACTCATTCCATTCTTCCATGGTCATATCTCGTTTAGCTAAATTTTCAAATACAGTTAAAAATTGTATATTATCCAACTCATTTGTCCCACCGCGAGCCTTAGGAATTATATGATCTATAGATGGTTTAGCTAAATCATAAAATGTTACACTTCGCTGTTGCTGTTGCCAAAATGTATATAATTTATTAAATTCATTTTGATAATAAAAATATTCAATATAATCAGTATATTTACTTATATCAATATTCGTTAAATTGATAGTTCGTATAATACTTCTATGGATAAATAAAAATTTATCAAAATCATCAAAAGAACATAAATATTCTTCAGTTAAAGTTTTTACTCCATTTGTTGCTAAAAAAGCATCAATTTTACGCAGACAACCGCATGATTTTGTAACTCGAGCGCCTAATAAATTTCTTTGACGAACTATACACTCATTACCACAATCACATTTACAAAGCCATGCTCTTTCTTTATTTGACCAAGTTCTTTCTTCTCTCGGAATTAATTTTACTGCTGTAAGTCTACCAAAACGTTGTCCAGTTATGTCTATTCCGTTAGCCATAAGTTTTCACACGCCTCCTTTCATTTTATATAACTATTATATCATAAATTTAATCAAAAATCAAATTATTTTTCCCAATAATAGTATGCATAGTAATTATGATAGTATATTCTTTCAAAATCGGGATAGCGTTTGTCGAAGATTTCTTCATTTAAGTCTACTTGCACATGCTTTTCAGCATCATTACCATAAAGAGGACCTTGTGGATAACAATATGGTATAGCAATTAATATAGACTTAGCATGTTCTTTTGCCTCTTGTACACATTGAACTGCTTTATCTGCTGATATATGTTCTAAAACATCTCCAAAAATGACTAAATCATATTCTTCTGGATAGTAAAAATCACAAATATCCATTTCATATACATATTTATATTTTTGTCTCAACTTTTTAACTGAGTTATGCCAAATTTCGACGGCGGTCCACTCATAATCTGCGCCAAGCAGATCATAATATGTACCACAGCCCGCGCCCATATCACAGATTTTCATACCTGGTTGTAATTTAGGTAGTAAAAACCATTTAGTTTCTGGCTTGCCAATGGGCGTACTTGTACCTTCAATCATAATATCGCCTCAATGGATATTCATAATCCAATAAATATTTAATAAAATCCATGCTAAAACCAAAATACAAAACATTTTAAAACTCCAATAAATTATCAATAACTTCCCAGTTCTCTATAAAGATCTGAGCTGTTTGATTCCCCATCCATTCATTGATATTTGCTTTACCAACGATGTTCATCTTAATTTCATTACAATTTCTTAACTGGTCTATCATATCTGTTGCATGGAACTTGATAAATGATATACCATTCTTCTCAATTTTAATTGTGTCTTGTTTCGCGCCCATGACAGTAAAGTCATTAACATATATATCATGGACATAAATCAAAGGCTCACTATTTCCTTGACCCCAAATTTCTGGACAAGAAGCCAATTCAAATATAAGTTCTCCCAAATCTCTATCATTCGGGGTTCGCTCAAAGTTGACATCATATGCGCCTTCATTGAAGTCTAAGTCTGCCAGCGCCTTATTAGCATACTCATGAAACGCGCGCAAGTTGGTATCAAGAATTGATGCGCCCGCCGCATTGGCATGTCCTTGGACATACTCAAAGAAGCCACTATCATTAAGGAATTGTTTCAAGTCAGTTAACTCACAGTCAGCTACATTACGAATTGAACCACGATCATAGCCTTCAGCATTCAGCCGCGCAACTATGGCCGGCCGCTTGAAACGTGCGGCAAGTTTCATAGCAATTAAGCCATTAATTTCTGATGGAAAGTCGTCATCATCATCCAGCCGTAGAAAGAGAATCTTGTTCTCTAAGAGGTCGTATTTATATATTCTTTGCTCGAGCTTATCAACCATCTGGTCAGTGATTCGTGTCTGCTTTGACTTCGCGTTTGTACACTCACGCAGCGACTCAATTGCAACTTCTTCCATCGTGCCTTTCGCGCCGCGTTTGTTGCTGGGGACTAGTTTATGTCCATCAATTAAACCTTCAAACAAGCGCTTCTTCTCTTCTAAACTACCAACACGAATCATGGCGTTCATCATAGGAACGATATAAAACGCAACTGTCGTTGGATTAATCTTACCACCCATTGAGAAGCTTTGTTTCTCTAAAGCACATAGGAAGAAATAATTTTGTATATTATCAAATCCATGCTTCATAATGTAGCGGTTCTCAAGACTTAGAACTGAACCCATATCACCACAGATGCCAAGCGCCGCCAAGTCAATAAGATTCGGTACAATAGCTGGTGTATGTGGATGTAAAGATTCGTGATATCGACAGAACTGCCATGTCACGCCCGCGCCGGTTAGGTCGGTGTTAGGATACCAGAAAGATGTTTGATTGTTGATAATACAAGCATACTCACTAATCTGTTGATCTTTATCAATCTCATGGTGATCGAGGATTAAACATTTAGTTCCTCTTTCACCTAACATTTCATGATACTGATAGTCATTGCTGGAACTATCTGGTAAGATTACTAAATCATATACTGTATCACCATCTAATAAGGCTTCAATATGATCCTGTAAACCATGTTGTTTATGTTCATGTAGTATAAACTCCAAATTCTGGTCTGGCGCGATTGTTCGTATATAATTCCACATAATCGCGCCCGATGTATATCCATCAACGTCCGCGTCTACAACAATCAGTATCTTTGAATCCTCTTTATTTAAAGCGGCATCTAGCCATTCAACACCAGTATCTATATTATCAAATAGGACGGGATCTGATAGACATTTCTCTGGCGGATCTAAAAACGTGACAATATCATCCACTCCACGCGTCTTTAATAAATTCTTTAAGTAATCTTCTCTAAAATTCTCATTTACTAACTTTACTTTCATCTTTCTCCTTTAAACTCGTACTCTAGTTTCAAGGAGATACTTAAACACTTCTTCTCCTTTATCACTCGGTGAGTCTTTAAGATTCAATAATTTTTCTTTATCATAAACAAAACTAAAGTTTGCATATTGTTTATATTTATCACAAATGTGATATAACTTGTCAAAGTAATCAGTTTTACCTGGCTCTTCTTCGTTGTCAAAGCAAAGAATGATCTCATATGGATGACATTCTCGTATAAGAATATCCAATGCATATTTGTTGAGGTTCGATCCGCACACGGCGGCCGTCCCATTCGGAAGAGCAAAACTTTCCATCTGCATCACAGACTTCTCTGCTTCAAATAGATATGCAACACCTGTTCGCTTAATTGTTTCTTTATTAAAATTCAAACCATACAGATTTAAACTTAGTGGATGCGAGTACCACTTATTCTCAATCTGCACTGGCATATATTTACCAATGTTCTCAATCTCCCACTTATTGAGCGCGCGCCCTCTAATTCCAACAAGACGACCGGCCGCGTCATAATGTGGGATAATAATCTTATTCTATGTTGGTGAGAAACAGATATGATATTTATCCATCGCTTTACGAGAGATACCGTCATTCAACCATTCTATAGGATAATACTTAATGAAAATATCCAGTAAACTTTCAGGATAAGTCGGAAGTTGACGCCGGTCCTTTTTTATGGTATAATTATCTCGTATACTTTTATAACCTTCGGTTGTTTTGACCGCTGTGTTCGCAGCAGAACAATTGAGAATGACTTGAAGAATATCATCATACCAGTTGTATTCAATATCTCTGGTTTCATAATAATTCTTTAAGAATGTGAAGATAGACATCGCGCCGCATTCGGTATAGCATTGAAAGATATGTGTATTTTTATAGTAATATAACTTCATTGATGCCGAGTCAACATCTTGGTTATGACATATCGTAGGAAGGATAAGAAAGTTACCTTTATCTTCAAAAGGAATATTAAAACTGTCTAACAACTGCTTTACTTTCTCATCATCAAGTTGTTCAATTATTTCTTGATAATCTATCATTTCATCTCATTCACTTTCTTCTCAATTTCATCAAAGTTATTATTCTCCCAGTCAATCTCATACAGACAATGCTTTTCAAAGTCAGTAATGATTTCAAGCCGAGAGTCTGTGATATACAAATCCTTCTTACGCAGATTACCGAGGTCAATCACGCTCCAAATGCGGACTTGTGTCCACATGCCGCTACGAACCTTATACACATCTGTCACAATTGTCGGGATTGCTTCGCCCGCACTTGCAAAGAAGTCAATTTCTTCTTTAGTCGGCCGCGCCATGACCATACCAATATCAGCTTTATTGATAATCGCGCGCGAACCTGCGATAGATGACTCATTTCTAATATTTACATTAGAATCAGCATTTGCATTAACCTGTGTGGATGAGAATACACAAATATTTAACTCTACTGCCAATTCTTTCAAAGCTGTAGAGAACATCAGAAGGATCTCATCATTACGAAGACTTACTCCTTTAAATTCACTCAACAGACTTGGACTAATAAAGATATAGTCATAGAAGACATATTCAATTCCGTGTAACAATACCTGCTCACGAACTAAGTTCTTAACCAAGTCGATGCGCGGCGATGGCATCTGAACAATATAAAAATTATCTTTATACTGCTCCATGATCCATACTGCTTGACGGATAATCCTCTCTTCTTCAGATGTAAAGTTGCCATATCTAAATTTAGACTCATTGAACCCCGTCAGATATGCCAAAATCATTTTCTGGATTTCTCCAATTGTCTGCTCTGTTGCGATGAACATTACTTTCCGACCAGAACCAATTTGTTCCCACCTCTTTGAGAATGGCTCATATCTAAAGGGATATGCAATATAGCATGCATCACCAACAGCTTGCCTTGTCTTACCTGTACCACTCGCCGCACTTCTAACAATGAATGTGCCAAGGCGCGCACCTGACATAACTTCATTTAAAATCTCGCCTTGTACTGGTGCGCCAATATCAATATTCTCTCGTGCGCCATCAATAATATCTAGGATACCTTCAAACGCACTTTCTGTTTGTGTTACTTCATGTTGTGTGAACTGATTCTCCAAACCAAGAACCTTACGCTTAACACTTTCTAAGATGTCATCAATCTCTAATGTTTCAAAGTTCTTATTTACATCTAATGCTTTCGGATTAGTCAAATCTTCAATATAATACTCACTTGTATTAAACCCTTCTTCTTGCAGACGATTCAATAAGTTAATCTTCTTTAACCTTGTGTAATAATAATCAAAGTTTTGAACTTCCGCCAAATATTCAGCATCTTGAAGATATTCAATACCATTATTCTTTTTAAAGATAACAGATGCTGCACCATTAGTTTGCAAATAATTTTCAACATCAATTGGCTGGATCTTATTCGCGCCGCCGCGATATAAATTTTCAAGTGCCGCGAAGATATACTTATCCAACTTATAATAAAAGTCGTCTAAAGTTAACTGATACTTATCGCTTTCACTCAACAGATTCGGTTTCTTCATGAGAGAACCAAAGATCTAAATTATTGAGTTTTTATCAACCAATTAATCTCCGCCTCCAATCTTACTTAAATCATATTTTTCGCGTCGCCGCTCTGAACGTGTGATCTTTACAATCGACCGTTCTTTTGCTTGTTCCTCAAGCTCTTTCATAAAACCACGCTTTTTGCGCTCTTGTGCAATCCAATACGCTTTAGCGTCATCAAATACATATGGTACTATACCAATACCACCATGTCCTTTATCCCATGAGTTGCCTTTAATCTCATAAAAATACTTGAGAGTAAAGTAAATACCTTTGGGATTAATCTTTTTCTTCTTCCAAAAATTCTCAATCTGCGCTTGACACATATGATATTCATATTTCACTTTCAAGTCGCGCGCGAGGAAGTCATAGATCATTTCAACCCAGTCATCATCTGTTGCGGGTGCCGCTTTCCAAGTTTCATAACAATCTTTATGAAAGTACCACCCCTTAGAAGGCTGAATCCAATCTACACCTTCTTCTTTAGTTTTATCAATTGGATAATGACAAACTCTACAACTGGGCATAATATCACCTTCTTTCGGACATTTTTATCTGATTATAGTATATCATAAAATTCACTTTTTGTCAAATTTAAAAAGTACGGGTTGCAGCTAACCCGTACTTTCCTTATATGCTATGACAAAAACGCCAATGTTATTTTAACATATCTTCCATGTCTAACACGACCAACTGGAGCAAATCTGCCTGGTCTTCGGTAAACTCACTGAGTTTCATGCGATGCCCCATAGTCATTTCAATTTTCTTCAGAATTGCGGTTGCAACATCGGGCTTGGCGTTATCACCACTGCCTACGAGCTGACTCCACAGTTCTTGCGCGCGGGCGCGTACCGCATTAAAGTCTACAGCATTTTCAGTCTTTATCTGAATTGTATCTGCAACAATCGCGCCATCTTGTTTCTCTGCCATCTCGATTGCATCAGCAATCGCGTTTACAAGTTCTGTGTATCCGAATGGGATTTTATCTGGCATATACTTAAAGCGGCTTCCTGCAAAAAGGGTAGGGGTTTCTCTTGTATAAAGCCACTGTTTTCTTTCGCCATTGACCCATTCAGAACCAATGTAGCCGATAATGTCTACGATACCGTTACACACCTCAGCCGCGCGCTTCGGCAGGTCGGGAGCAACGATTTCCACATCGCTACCATCTGCGGTCTTTTCAATGCGGCTGGCGCTATGTGCAATCAGAACAACGCCATATCCAAGCTGGGTGATACGACGAATAGAGGTCTCAAACTCCTTCTTGCAAGCGGTATAACCACCACCCCAAGGGATGTCACCGATCTTCTGCACACCATTCTGCTGGCAGATGTATTTTTCGCACATTTCCCAACAGATCGACACGGTATCAATAACTACAGTCTTAAATCTTTCTTTAGAGCGAGGATCTTCAAGGTCGCGCAGAGCCATCTTGAAATCGCTCCATTTATTTATATCAAAAGGAAATGCATTTCCAATTGCATTGTACCCTTTTTCAAAGGCAAGAAGTACCGCATCGGGGAAGCTGCAAGCGGCAGTTGTTTTGCCGCTTTTAGGCTTTCCATAAAGTAATACGTACTTCCCTTTCAAGTCGCGTGAGATAACATTCTTCTCAACTTCCCAAAGATGCATGAGGCACCTCCTTAGAAGCCAAGGTCAAATGCTTCCTGCGAGCTACCACCCACGGGCGCGGGCGTAGTGTGCGGCTTCTGGCTCGTCTTGTCCTTGAGAGTCTCAAGATAAGCCTTATGCTCCTTCAGCGCGGCTGCGAGTTCCGCAGGAGCAAACGCCATTTCCTCTTCCAGCGGAGCCTGGGTTCCCTTGGTCACAACCAGCTCGCTGACTGTCGTAGTACGAGTACGCACTTCCGGCTCACCGAAGTCCATCTCTTCAACAATTTCCGTGGTGGTGGTGCAGAAGTTCAGACGACCCTTCGCTGTGTAGGTCTTCTGATTCTCCCAATAGGAAGTGATTGCATCAATAACGCGCGGATTCGTTGCGAACAGTTCCATCGTGTCAACACGTCCACCATACTGAGGAACAATGACCTTAATGCGGAGCTTCTTCGGCTCAATCTCGACACCATCAGCATCGGTGACAAAATCCATCGAGGACACCGCAAACTGGAGACTCCAGGATGCTTCGGGCTTGAACTCACCAGTTGCCTTCTGCACGAATGAAGCGTTCACGCGCGGGAAGGAGATAAGCTGACCCTGCTGATTGTAGTACTCGTTCATACGAATACTTGCATTGGTGATACGAATCTTATCCGCGCCCGCTTCGCCAACACCAGATGCGATGGAGATAAACTCCTTCATCACCTTTTCGATGGACTCATATGCGGGATTCAGTTTGCCAGCATTGGTATACTTGGAAGCAAACATATACACGGGGATAATGAGCTTCTGGGACTCGCCATTGATTTCCTGATTGACCAGAACCTTGATGTCGCCGCCGATTGTATCGGTGTTAACGCCATTCTTCACATAGGAACCATACTTGAGATTAATCTCGGAAAGGATACCTTCGATACGAACTTTATTTTCTGCCTGTCTTAACATATTTTTCTCCTGTCTCTGTTTATAAGTTTCTGTTTAAAAGTTTTTTTAAGGGAGTCATATTCATGGCTCCCTATTGAAAGAAATTACTCCTCGTCCTGGACGAAGTTCAGACCAGCGTCGGTCAGCTGAACGTAGGTAAGGGGCTTGTCCTCGCCTTCGACTTCGACCTTCTCACGATAAGCGAGTTCATTCTTTACGAGGGAGTTCACACGACCGGTGATGGAAGCGATTTTCTCGCAACCCAGGGCGTTCATCATCTCAACCGTGGTAGCACGGCCGCCATGAGCCTGCAGATATTCAAGTGCTTCAAAAGTCTTCTCAGTAAGTTTTGCCATAATAATTTTCTCCTTGTTTTTTTACATTAATTTTTATTTAAAAGGTT